CAATCCTTCTGGGATTGTAAAGAGCATAAACTGTGGCGTAGAAGGTGGTGTTCCTGGTGGAACTTCCTTACCCTCTTGATCCACAACAGTAGCCACACGGTTAGGTGCATTCCATATCATCGATGCACGAATTGCTCGTGATGGATCCTGAGCAATCAACTTACCATAAACCTTGATAGCGTTGTACTGTGCGTTGAAGAACGGTACCAAGAAGCGTAGGGCGCTTGATAGACCACTGTTGTTTGTTACGCGATATAGCGTTTCATTGGTGGTCTTGAGTGCTTGGCTGTGTGCGCTACGCTGTAATTGAATAATCAAGTCTGGATCTTGGAGATTCTTGCCAGCAGCCTCAGCAAGATTGACTTCTCGTTGTAGTTGGCGCTTGTATAGTTTCTCGTAGAAAGGCCAGGAGATAAGATTGTTTTCTGGTGTAGTACCGATAACTTCAAACAACTTGGATATCGTTGACGTTACTGTTCTCTTGATAGCACCTGCGCCATAGCGGAATGTAATATCCATAATCTCACGTCCAGGGACGTTGGCAAGATTAGGTTGATTACGCATCAAGGCTTCAAACTGCTGAGGAGACATTTCCTCACGAGCAATCAATGATCTAACTTCTTGATCTGGGAACAGTTTGTACACACGTGAACGTGCTACCTGAATATGGTCATTGATTTCTGCTGGAGTTAAATCAGCATCAATCTCACGTAGGTAGAACTTACCATTCTTGCTACGTAGCCACTGTGAAATCTCATAGTCTGATTGACCCTGAAGTAGGCGCATAGCCAACTGGTCTTTACGGAAACGATTGTTAGCAAAAGCCGCAAGTTCGGTAAAGTACTGTGGGTCAGTCGGTGCAACTACCTGGTTATATTCGGTACCTAGACGCTGGAATGGCTTTCCATAACTTGCGCCCTTGGCTGCATCGTAGGAAAGATACGCCTGACCTTCAGTGAGCCAGTTGAGTGTGCGGTCAGATGAGGCATCTTGACGAACCAACATACCTGCTGGACCAGCAAATGCTCCATCTGCTACAACAGTTTGACCTTTTGGTGTGACGTACTTGTCACGACCTTCACCGCTGCGAATAATCTTGAGTTCTGAGCGAATCTGAGCAAGACGTTGTGACTCAAGGATCTTGCTATTGATTTCGTCTTCCATCTTCTCAATCTGCTGAGTGTAGGAACGGACGCGTAGCATCTGATCTTCGCCGATGATGTCTGCAATGTCTTCATAGTTACGACCACGAGATATCTCATATGATGTAATAACACGGATATCTGGTTGAGCAGATGGTTCTTTGGCTCGTAAGTTTACCTTCTTGCCACGTTGAAGTTCCATCTCCAACATAGATGCTGGAATACCCTTACGTGGTTCCATAACTGGGTATGCACCTTTAGGAATGCGACCCTTAGTTCCTGGAATCTTGTAGAAAACTTTGCCACTGAGATAGTCTGCGTAGACCATCGTGGTTCCTTGTGGAAGATTCGGTACAACTTCTTGACGAACGTACTTACCAAATGCTTCTTCACGCAGTCTTTGATACTTAGCCTTCTCTTGACCGAACAGAAGACCGCCTTGAGCGTCCTTCTTCTTGGTCAATTCAAAGTAAGCATCACGCTTTGAGCCAGTTAGTAGTGGCTTGGTCTTTGATGTCATAGCAAGTTCGACCATTGATGGTTCTACCATCTTGCCGAAGGTACCAGCAGCACCAGCGTAGTAAGCCTGTGGTGTCAATTCATCTAGAATCTGGTTACGAACATCAATGAAACTGTTCTTCTGCGCGATAAGGCGACCAGTTTGCTCACGCAACTCAGCAGGATTCTTGAGTTGGATAGAATCCATAATGAAGTTCTTGCCGATTTGCGCTCTTGTTACAAGATTCTTAGAGAAGTTCTTGAAGAAGTCATCAGTCTTAGCCATTGATCCAAGGACCAAGGAGGTACGTAACCAACCATCTATGGTGTTACGGACTGGATAACCAAAGCGAGTAAGAACTGAAGCCTTGAATATAGAGTTGGCTAGATCTGCAAAGTCTGTTAGTTCTTTACCAGCAAGGCGTGCCATAGCACGAGCCTCAAGAATACCTTCGCCACCCTTAGACCATCTGCTGTAGAGACGTATGACAGAATCAAAATCCTTGAAATCCATCATTGGAACGACGTTAGGCATTTCAGATTTCCAGAATGGGGATGTAACTAACTTGCCGCTATCGTCTACCCAGTATCCGTGGTCGCGCATAGATGACATAAGAGCGCTTCTCATACCACTGAATTGACCATAAATCTGTCGTGCCTCATCAAGAGGTACGTCATAACGTAGTGCTGCGATTTCTGCAATCTGCTCTTCGATATTTCTAACTGCCTGCATACGTTCATTGGCGTTACGGGCGTTGAGATAACTGCGTCCTAATTCATTCTTGACACCAGCATACTCAATTCCACGTAGTTCTTTGACTGAGTTGAGGGCGTATTTGATCTCATTGAATGAATCTGCAGCCAAACCACCGTCTACACGGACAACCCCACGTGGAAGTTTGTTGAAGAATGGCGCTACGATGTTGACAACTGGACGTGTATAAGGGTTCTTCTGATACTGCTCAGTGTAGAAAGTTAGATTGTGGCGTGCTTCGCTGGCTTTTGCACGAGCCTTTTCAATGGCAACGCCAATGTTCTTGTCAAATAGTGTGACATCTGCAGCCGAAGTATACTCGTTGATAACGCGGTAGTTACCAATACTTTCTGATAGAGCCTTATCCAAGGCTGCATCACGAACGCGTAGGTCTTCCAGTACGTTTGTAAGCCGATTATATTCTTCAACTGTAGGAAGATGTTGTTCTGGTCTTACTGCAGTACCCCAGGGGATATCATTCATCCGCTTTTGAATAGGGTCTAGTAACTCTTTTGCATTGACGATTTCATCAGCAATAGATGCACGAGTACGCTCAAGTTTTTTCAACGAAGCCATATCGCCTGCTGCAGCAGCAAGAAAGTCTGCTACATCATCATATGTCTTGAGTTCTCCAGTGACATCTGCTACAAGGTTACGAGCAGTTGTTCGTCTTACAAAGACATCATCAAAATTCTTTACTGCATCACCTTCGGTAAGGCGCTGAGCAATAACTCCCATAGGAGTCTCGCGTCCAATTTGACCGCCTGATTTGATATAAGCACCGTGTGCGTCAAGTTCAGAACGTAGACGAGCGATGTCATCAACGGTTCTAATAGGCTGATCAAGGCCAATAACCCTGGCTACGCCAAGACCTTTACCTGCTAGGACTAGCGGATCTGCATACCACGAGAGTAATCCATCTACTCCACCTGTAAAAAACTTACCAAAGATTTCATCTTGGAAAGCCTGTTTACGCTGGTCTGGGTCTGCGATATTGAAGTTAGGATCTAAGAATGTAGGTAGGTTTACGCCACGTTGTTCCAACTCTGGTGTAATACCAGTTGCTTCACCGACAGCACCAACATATCCACCGAATGCTTGACCTGGAGATACGTCTTTTGCAAGTCTCCAGTTTTCTAGGAAGTTGTATCCATCGCCTGAGATGTTATCTGCTTCTGCAAGAAGGGCCGCTGCTACTGGACGAGTGACGATAGGACGTACTTTTGTATAAAGATCATCAATCTCTTTTGCTGCAAGGTTGAATGCAACGTCAGCACGAACTGTTTCTGCTGGCTTTGCTAGAGTATTGACGTATCTTTGACCAAACTCTTGTGATACTTTTTCTGCTAAAGCCTTCTCACCAGCAGCAAAATCAGGTGCTACAGATGGTGCCATAGGCGCAACACGAGCCTGTGTCATTCCACCAGCAAGACCGATGGCAGCCTTGACAGGTGTGCCAATGGCTGTACCTATCGCTTTGCCAACTTCTTTTTTGATGGTGTCCCAGTAGTTAGGCACTTGGCACCTCTTGTGTTAGAAAACTAATAAAATTATCACGATCTGCTTCGGACTCCCACGGTATTTTGGCAAGCGAAATAATGATCGCTGGCTGGTCATAACCAAGAGCGTCTACAAATGCGGTGACATCCTTGACAAATTGATTCATTAGGCAGGGAAGATATTCGCTTGTATGCTACGGACAAAAATTCTAAATGATTCTGGAGTATCTGGCGCTGCAGCCATTGCATCCATAGCAGGTAAATACTTTGCTAAAACTTCATTATCTGATTGCTTGATTTGATTCATACCAAGAGCATTTGATCCAACATCAGGACCAATATCAGTGCCAGCCATAATATCTTGATCTGGATATGCAGTGCCATCGTATAAACCAGCACCGCGTTCTACTTGACGACGGAATGTTGATGGCGCTTCACCTTTGAAATCAGGTGTCTTAGATAGCGCTGCGCCCTCTTTAATCATTTTATTTTCCATACCTGCGCCATATGCGTCTGATTGAAATGACAAACCATCGGTTCTTGTGGAGAATTCGCCAGGACCTGCTGGTCCTGCTAATGGACCTCTAACCATTATTATCCTCCATCTTCTCTAAATCTTGTGTGAATTGTTCCCACGCTCTGGAAACTTTAGTTTTTCTATTTGCGTTATAGATTGCTACATCTAAAATATCTGTTGCTAAAGCCTCAAATGATCTAATGATATTTACAAAGAAACTTGTTATGACTACTAAGAAATCTGCGAGAGTGATAGAACGTGGTACATCATCTTTGTTTTCGTCCACGCTCTATCCTCTCAAACAACACTAAGCCTTCTTGCCTTTGCGACCTGCTGGAGCATAACCAAAATCCACTTTTCCTGGACCTTTTGGCTTTGCGGTATCCATTTTGCCTTTTGTTGGCTGTTGCATTGGAGCCTTTTCACGACCACCTTTTTTATTCATATTACACCTCCCTACCCTGCAATAGATGCGAGTAACGTAGCAATGTCTGGACGAGAGCCAGCAGCAGGGGCCGCACCCATTTGTTCTGGAGTTGGCTGCGAGGCAGGAACGGGGGCCATACCTGCTGCTGGAACTTCTGCGCCCATAGGCATTTCTGGTTGTGGTGGTTGTTCAGGTGTGAATACCTTCTCCACAATACTTTCGAGTGCTAAACCTTTTTGACGGCCTTTGATTACTTCGGCGATTCTGGAAACGATTTGAGAAGGATCTTGACCTTGTGCTGCAAGCGCAGGAATAGCCTGGGCGTACTGAGCAACAGCAACACGAAGAGAATCGCGCATCTCTTCAATATCCACACGCTGTTCTTCTTGAGTGACATTTAACTCCATTGGAATCTCACGACGTACATAGTCGCGGCTAACAAGTTTGTCGCTTCGCATCTGAAGCAAAGCAATGATCGCATTGTTGGGATTCATACCAGACATAATGCCGTAACGAACATCAACTCCATATTCACCAGCAATCTGCTTGCTTGGTACATACTTCATATTAAACGGAGTACCATCGTCAACACCCTTGATTTCTTTCTGGATATTGCCGAAAATCTTTTCGTCTACTTCAAAGCAGAGAGCAACGAGTTCAGTAAATAGGCGTGCGAACTGTGCTTGTGCTGCACGTACTTGTGTATCAAAGCCTGCTTGTAGCGCTTGAACTCCACGACCTGTGATGATAGAAGCATCAACGTTACCGCTACGAACTTCTGGGTAACGAGCGCCGAGACGAAGTTCGCGCTCTAGAACACCAGACTCAGTAAAGACTCCAGGAGGAAGTTCTAGCGGCACACGGCGAATTGCTTGGGGATTAGCAGAACGCATAATCGAATCAGGGCCAAGAGCAAGTTCTTGAACATCCTGTGGAATAGCAATAGGTGCTTGAATTGATTTCTCTGCTGCCTGAATTTGTAGCACAGCAAATCGAGCACGAGCAAGTTGTACCGCTAGAATATCATCAAACTGACCGCGTGCTTCGCCGTCTAGAGATGAGCGAACTGCAACGCGAGCCATACACTTACCAACAGGATTTGGCAGGTTGGATAGAACGAGGTTATTGCGTTCTGGAATGAAGATAAGATCTTGGTCTTTGTCGTGGTAACGAACAAGTGTTACTGCTTGAGCACCAGATGCCAATGGTTGACGTGGCATAATCTCTGAAGCAAACTCTGGATAAGCCGCAGCCATTGACTCAGCATCACTGATAGTGATTTGAGTGAGCGAGATGCAACGTCCGAATCTGTCAATCTCTGGATAGACACCGAATGGATTGAGTAGGCGGATACGAGGATTGTTATTCTCATAATCCATCTCAACCATTGCTGGAAGCATTCCGTAGGTATTGAACCAGTCAGCACCGTTGTACATTTGAATCTGTAGTTCAGAACCTGAGACGTAATAGTTAGCGATACGTGTTCTGGTATCTGCAGCCTTGCGTGCAGAGTCTGAAACCATATTGGTAGCAGCACAGTTGAACGAAGGTAGCGGAGCCATAACCTCAGCGAGGTCACGCGCTGCTACGTCTACGAAGTTAGCAACAAGAGGCTTGGGGTATTCTTCTGAGAACATCGCAGGATAAACCTTGCTGATGTCTCCTTGACGTACTGATAGCACGTCGCGCATACGCTGATCGCGTGCAGCATAACGCGACTGAAGTCGCGCTACCTTAGCGATTACCTCTTTGGTTGTTAGCACGTGTATCTCCTATACGAACTGTCGTTGCTGTTCAGCAAGTAGTTCGTCAATGTTGACTACCATTCTCTTGCCTTTTTCATAACGTGATAAAAATGGATTCTTCATATGGTGTGTTGCGTGAATACCTTGGTTGAGCATCTCACGTGCTCTAATCTCACAGAACCAAAGGGCCATCACCATATCGGTCTTACCCTTGGTTGTAGGTGACCAGGTGATAAGTTGTTCTATGAGGCTCTTGATATTTTCAGTTTGATCATTGGGTAGATGGATCAAGTTATCTCTATGGTGCTTGCCATCTTGCTGCTTAGTACCAAAGAGGGTGGACATAGATGCCACACCGAATCCTGCATCCCACTTGTTATTACCAGTGTGGTGTTCTTTGAGTAGTACACCTTTAGACGATAGGAACTGTCTGATGCCTTCATCTTGTGTGAGGAAGGACTGGAACGCGTTGCGTTCTACAATCCATTCGGAAGGGGCATAGACATTTGTCCAGTCGGTAATCAACTGACGAATCTGTGCTGGAGTTGGTCTAGTAATCTTTATCGCGTCAACAACATAACGCTTATGGGTACTACGATCAATAGCATAGCAGACAGCGGCAGTGTCGCCAACCATTGCAGGGTCCAGCCCACATACAAAACTAAAGCCGCTAAGATCACGAGGATGACCTGGAAAGCCAGGGACAAGACGGCCAGACTTACGCATACCATCCATAGACCCTTTGACGCAGATAGGGTCGAAGATAGCATCGTCTGAGATGTCTTGTTGCTGGTAGATGAGTGCCCAGGTGCTGGCATCCATTGCTTGTCGTTCTGCATATAAATGCTTTCCGTTCCAGCGGGGATAGAGTCCGTCTTCGTTCTTATCGGATTCTTCTTGTCCATCAAAAGGTTGATCTGAGTAAGGCCAGAGAGTGACCCACTTATTAGGATCTTCGTGGGTTTCAAGGAGGGCTGGCATTGCCAGGTATGTCCAAGGAACTAAGCCGCCAGGGTAGCGGTCTTGTGATCGTAATTCTTTATAGAGGTCTACGGCTGCAACTCTGGTACCTACCACAATCAATTTACCTGTGGGGTTCAAACGAGAGCGTACATCTTGGGTGAGCCACTTGATTTGCTTTTCAAAGTCGTTGGCATTGGATAAGGTCACTGCGTCATCAATGATGATCATATCAGCACGCTTACCGTAGATCTGACCGCCGATACCCACGGCTTCTAGGTTGGGGTCCTTCTCAGAAGACTCTCTGAGTTCATCTCCGAAGGTAACGCGGGTAGCCT